AGATATTTGGTAGTGTTTGCCTGTGTTGTTGTGTTGGTTATCCTACCATTCTTCTGTTCAAAGTTGGCCCAATGTGAACTCACTGCCACACTTATCTGTGCCTCATCCGCACCTTCAACCACATTGAAGTTTTTCACAGTTCCATCAAATATCATAAATGTTTTGGTTTGGTCACTTGTTGAATCAACTCCAAAACTTCTGTATATCACCACCCTCTTGTTGGTTATTGGAAATGATAACACATCTGTGATTATGCCTGTGTTTGTGTTTGTGTTGTCCACACCACTCAATGTTATGTTAATGGTGTTGACCCTTAGTTCTGTTGTTTCTGAAACAGGGCCAAAGCTCAAGAATCCACCAACAGCTGAATATGTGTTGGCACCTGAATCTGGTGCTGTGGCACTATCAAATGAAATGTCTTGGAAGTTGTCAGTTAGATATAGGTTGTGCAAATTTGAATCATCAAAGTGCAATTCAACTAGATGGAAGCATTTTACAGCATCAAGTTCTAGTTTACCTGTGCCGTCACCTTCGTATATTGTGTTAGTGCCGTCTACGACTACTCTACCCATTATACTGCCTCCACTACATCAAATTCTAATGTCCCGTATCCTGTTGAATCTGTTCTCTGTCTTATCTCATCACCAGCCAACCTACAAGTCAGTTTGAAGTTTGAACCTGCTAACACGGAGTCTGTGTCTGCCACTGCTTGGACTAAACCAGGTTCAAAATCAATTGTATGGTCACTTGTCAATGTTGTTGTGACCATATATGCCTTTGTGTGTCCTGAGTTGTTGAAATTTATCATATCACCTGCTGTGAACTTGTTGACATCATCAACTTCAATTGATGTTGATCCCAATGCCTTTTGTGCTGTGGTGCTAGAACTTTTTATACCCACGGTTGTGACACCACTCACAGTTGTTTCTGTCAAAGGTGTTGGTGATATTGTGAATGCTGTGAATCCACCTTTTTGTTTTACCAAGAAACCATAAACTTTTCTCAATTCTGATCTGGTCATTGTCTGCATAGTGATCCTAGCTGTCCAAAACTGTCCACCAAAACTTCTGACCTGTGTTCTGCCTGATAGGCTCTGTGTTCTCACAGTTGGTTGATTGGATGTAAATTCCATTGATGCTATGTTCACACCTGATGGTAATATTGTGTTAAAATGATCTGCCATTATATTTTAAATCCTTTCTTCCAAGTCTGCAATGACCAATATGCTGGTGATAAAGTCTTTTGTCCTTTGACATCATCAAGTATGGCACCCATCCTTGCATTGAAACTCTTTCTCCTAACAGGATTATTTCTTTTTATTGCAACTCCTTTTTGTCCAAAATTAACTTTGTTTATGTTGCCTGTTTCTCTATTACGAACGAACACTTTGAACTTCTTGACATCACCTCTCATTACTTTGTTTAATTTTACTTCTCTTCCCTGATACTTTGCCATTACTTTCTCTTCCTTGCCCTTCTTCTTATATCAAGGTCGTGTTTCCTTGAACCTCTCAATAAACTATTTACACGGCCCATCGCCCAAGCAGACATAGGAACTCCTGGCCTTGAACCTGATGAAAGGTAAGCACCTTGTCCTCTTCTGTAGACAGCTCTTAGGTCTGCCAGATTAAAGGTTCTACTTTTCTGTGCTTTGGCTCTCAATGTTTTTAGGGTTGAAGCCTTGAGTGTTCTACTTCTTTTTGCCAAGTTTAATTCTCCTATTGATAAGGCTCTGAGGTATCCTTGCACCTCTCTTGTAAAGCCTTGATATTTGTTTTATCACACTTGCAAGTTCTGATCTCTTACCGCCTTTTGTGCCACTCAAATACTTCTTAGGAATACCTGTTGATTTGTCTTTTGCTACTCTTCTTCTTTTCATTATGCTATCGCTGGCCTTCCTTTGTCCATAACTGCTTCATTGACTATGCCAACTATGGTATCTCTTTGATCATTCAATGTTTCCTGGAAACTGTTTGAGTCAATCGCATTCACTGTGAAGTTCACTGTGACATCTTTACCCATACTGCTCGTTCCATTGTCAATGAATCCACCTCCTGGTGGTGCACGGAAAATCTCCGCCTGTCGTTCTCCAACGATGTAGCTCTGACCAGCACCAACTGGACCACCATCTTTCCTACCTGAAAAGTTCTGTGATCTGATTGCATTGACCTGTGCCAATCCACCTGCAACAACGGCCGCCGCCGCTATAAAGTTGAACGGTGGTGGATATGATCCTAATGCTTTCGCGGCACCTTTGTATGTTGAAACTATGGCTTCTGCTATCGCAAATGCCTTGTAGGCTCTGAAAGCATCTCTGTTCATTTTACCCAATGCTTCAAATGTTTCCCTACCTTTGCTGATAGCAAATTCAGCCTTGTCCGTGGCTGATTTGTTTTCAAATTCTACTATTGATTTGGCTTGCTCTTCTGTCTTGCCTGCCTGTCTAAGTTCTTCAATTCTTCTCTTCTTCAAACTCTCTTTGGTTGCTTCTTCTATGTCTCTTAATTTTCTTTTGTTTAATGCAACCTCAAGTTCAGCGGCTCTCTCCGCGGATATCAAACCTTCTTCTAATGCTTTTTGTATTATTATTGTTCTCTGTAAGTATTGATCTTCAATCTGTTTAGTGCCTTCAAATAAAAACTCTGCTTCCAGCTTGAGTATGTCAACTCTCTTCTTCATTTCTTCTTGTAGTTGATTTCTAGCCGCTATGATCTGTTTTTTCTGTTTCTGTAATGCTAATATCTCTTCTTTTTTGTTCTGTTTTTCAATCTCTGATAGTGTTTTGTTGTTTGCGGCATCTTGTGCCTCTTTAATTTTAGCATCTACCTTATCAAGATAGTTCAATACGAATCTTTCATATTCTCCCATTGTTTCTGGGCCTGGTAATCCCAATGCTTCCATTGTGTTTAGTGTGACATTGCCTGAGAAATCATCTATGAAGCTGTCAACTTTGACTTTCAATGAGTCAATTGATCCATCCACATCATCTGCGAACTTTCTAAGGTTGGCCGCCATTGTGTCAAAGCCCAATGCTGAGGCTCCACCTGCTATCTTCCTTGATGTCGCTGACACTATCTCTAACAATTTGCCAAACATAGCTGAAATGTTGTCAATCACCAATCCAATTGTGACTGCTACCAGCTTACCTTTGGTTCCTAACATAAGGAATCCAACCAAACCAAGTGCTTTTATGGTTGCTGGCAATCCATCTGTGAATCTTATAAGGCCATTGAAGCCTGATCTCACCAATTCAAACACTGGTTTCAATGCATCAATAAGTCTAGCACCACCAATTATGGCTCTTCTTGCTGTTCTTGTTATTGCATCACCAATATTTCCTGCCGCATCTTTGACTGCATCAAAATTTTCTGCTACTTCTGATTCAAAAACTTGTATTACACCTTTCAAAAATTCAAAAGGTCCTTCATCCATCACTATCTTTTGGAATGTGAAGAACTTGTCACCAATCATTGATAGTGCACCATCAAATGTTTCTGCCATTTTAGCAGATTCACCTGCTATACTGACCGTTCCATCTCTGAATACTTTTAAAATATGATCTCTTGATTGTGAAGCACTATATTGGACACCTTCTTGGAATCCCAACATAGCCTTAACAGCTCTGTCTCTGAATAGGTCCGCCGCTCCAATACCACCTGCGAATGTTCTCTGTAGTTGTAGTGCTACCGTTTGGAAGTCTAGGCCTGATGCCGCCGCTATGTCACCTGTTATCGCTAACAGTTCATTCAGTTCTTCTGTTGAATCTGCTACTGCTAATAGGCTGGGTGCGGCTGATTGTATGTCTTGTAGTTTGAAAGGAACCGTTCCTGCGAACTCTTGCAAGATGTCCATTGCCTTTGCGGCTTCTTCTGTGGATCCTGTCAGTGCGGCTAATTGGAACTGTAAGTTCTCAAGTCCTCTGGCAACATTTAAAAAACTGCCAGCTGTTTTCATTACCCCAAATGCTGTCGCAACACCTAGGATAACTGTCTGTAATCTTGAAAAGCCAGCTGACACATTCTGACCTGCACGGTTGATACCTTTGAGGTCTTTCTGGACTTTGCCTAGGGCCGCTTGGGTCCTATTCTTACCTTCTATTATGAGTTGTTCTCTTATGGCCACGGTCTCTTTTTTCCTTCTGATGTTTGAGGTTTAGATATGCTATCCAACCTACAAACTCTGCTTGGGACATTTTTAACACATCACCTACGGTTATATGTAAGTGTTCTGCCAGAGCGAACATAGAGTATATGTCCGTGTCCCCGTTTAGTTTTTTGTGACCGTCTCCACAGAGTCGTCAGTGTTGTTCAACTGACTAGCTACTTTGATAATCACTTGCGGATCAGCTTCATTCATCAATGCGGCTCTATCTGTTTCTCTAAACAGTCTATTGCCATCTTGATCTAGTGCTTTGAGTATGATACTTTCCACTAAAGCATCCGCGGCCTTACCGTTCTGTGTCAAACTCATTATCTTTGACTCTACTCGCATAGAGCTTGATGCCTGGTAATATATGTCCATATCCCATTCATCGCAATGATATTTGTATAATTTACCAGCCAGTTTTTCTTTAAAGTGTGCTGTGGCACTTTGTATTGCTGTCTTCTTGTCCGTTGTAGTCATCGTTTTATTCTCCTACTT